CTGCAGTCTATTGATAGTTCATTTAAGACATACATGGATTATAGAACGATTACAAGTCAGTCCAGCGATCAGTATAAATATATTGATCGTTGGGGATGGTCGGATTATGACGGCTTTATGCGTTGTGACGGCGAACGTGATTTAGGAATAACTGACGATTACTATCTAATAGCAATGGGTAGTTATTACGGTAGTGAAATTGGTTCTAAATATCGAATTACAACCGATACCGGTAATGTATTTTACGGTTGTCTAGCAGATCAAAAAGACGATCGTGATACAAATTGTACTCATCAATGGAGCTATAATAACGATGTTGTCGAATTCATAGTTGATACTCAAAAGTTACCTAATATTATAAAACTATATGGCAATTGTAATGTATACATGCCGCTTAACGGTAAGGTAGCTAAAGTTGAAAAAATTATATTTTAAGGAGTATACAGATGGGACAGACAATAGCATTTGGATTGATACTTGTTAGCATCAGTGCTATTATACATTTAAAAAATTATCAATTCAATAGATTAAAGACGAGAAAAAAATACGAACGCAGAAAAAAGATATTTGAATATAAAAACAAAATGTTTGAAGAGATGTGCCGTTGGAATAAGGAACATCCTAAGCCTACATATACAGTCGCCGAACAGAATGTTGTATATAAAGGTGGCAGTAATCTTTTAGACAATGATGCGTTCAAGCAGGCGTTAAGAAGAAAAGGAGGTGTTACAAATGCATAACAGTTTGACTTTTATATTTGTGACGATGGCCGGAATTTGTTTGATAGGTGGGTTAGCTGTATTGAAAGGAGGACGCTAATCATGGAGGGATTGGATAATATTATTTATATGTTAGATGAAATGCTGGACACAAAAAGAAAGCGTCATATTACTGGCGGAATTTTATTGAGTATTTCCGCTTTGTTTGGCGGATTGGCTATAACAGTGATGTCTATCGGTAAAGAAGAGTAAAGGAGAAGAATATTATGAGTGCTAAGAATTTTATATTTTGGGCTTGCGGTGCTATTTGTGGCTTTGGTGTGTCATATATGATGTTGAAAAGAAAATATGAAAATCTGATTCAGGAAGAAATTGAATCGGTCAAAGCGGTATATAAGAAAAACCAAGATGTTAAAGATAACGAGAACGAACAATCTCCGAATGATAAGGCGGATTCGATAATAAATCAAAACGGATATAATCCGCTACGATATGGAGCAGTGAACCCAATACAAGTGATATCTCCTGATGAATTTGGAGATAATTCAGATTATGACAAGATTGAATTGTCATATTATGATGATGGTTTCTTAACAGATGATAATGATGAAATTATTAATGATTCGAAAAAAATAATAGGCGATGCACTTGAGCATTTTGGCGAATATGAGGAAGATGTCGTTATGGTTGTTAATCATAAATTGCAAGTTTATTATGAAATCGTAAGAGATACAAGGCGTTATGTGGATGTGGTGTCTAAAACACCATATAAAGTGGAGGTATAAATGACAAAAGACGAGTTGGATAACGAATATTTTAAATGGATGTATCAGCTCGTAAGACCATCACATGGATCGTATAAGATATTGCTTTGTCAATTGCATGGTATAAATTTTTATAATTTAATTGACATGGATGCTGATAGAGCAGAAGATGGTATAAATCTTAGATATCGTTTTGGATATGAAAACGGTTACGAGAGCGCAATGATTGCATCCTGTCTCGACAATCGTCCATGTAGTGTACTAGAAATGATGGTGGCTCTCGCAATAAAAATCGAAGAACAAATAATGGATGATCCCGATATTGGCAACAGAACGGGTTTATGGTTTTGGAAGATGATAGAAAATCTCGGATTGAAAAACATGCACGATGCTGTAATTGATACTGATTATGTTGAGGAAATTATATTTCGATTCCTTGATAGAAATTATCAACGAGATGGATCAGGCGGATTATTCATAGTACATGGGCATGGGGATCTTAGAAATGTTGAGATCTGGTATCAAATGTTATGGTACTTAAATGATATTTTATAATGGAGGTGATTTTTTATGGACAAAACAATTATCGAGCTACATATGACAGTAGATCGTTTGAAAAATATTGAAGAATGCTTGAATAAACAAATCGCATTTCGAAGAAAAGTAACAGTGGCAGTTTTGCTTGCGGGAACTTATGTAATTTATAAAAAGATAAGGAGTAAACAGAATAATGATTGACTTTATGATTGTTGCTACGAAGTGCAGCAAAAAAGGCGTGATTGAAATATATCCAAAGTTCATCATTAAAAAGAGTTCCGATCTTATGATTCGAGGAGGCGATTTCTATGCTATTTGGATTGAAGAACGGGGATTATGGTCTACGGACGAGCAAGACGCGTTGCAATTAATAGATAAGGAGCTAGACACATTTGCTAAAGAGAACAAAGACCGCTTTGAAGGAACTGTAAAGATACTGCATATGTGGGACGCCGAGTCCGGTATGATAGACTCATGGCATAAATACTGTCAGAAGCAATTACGAGACAGTTTTCATACGCTTGACGATAAACTTATATTTTCCAATACGGAAACAACGAAAAAAGATTATGCAAGCAAGCGACTTAATTATCCTCTGGAAAAAGGAGATATTTCAGCGTATGATAAATTAATGTCTACTTTATATTCGGAAGAAGAACGTCATAAGATCGAATGGGCTATCGGTTCAATTGTGGCGGGAGATTCTAAACATATTCAAAAATTTATGGTTCTATATGGTGCGGCGGGCACGGGTAAATCAACAGTTTTAAATATTATACAGCAATTATTTCAGGGTTACTATTCGGTATTTGATGCAAAAGCATTAGGTTCGAGTAGTAACTCTTTTGCGTTAGAGGCATTTAAAACGAATCCTCTAGTTGCTATTCAACATGACGGTGATTTATCTAGAATTGAGGATAACACCAGATTAAACAGTTTGGTGTCACACGAGCTCATGACCGTAAACGAAAAATTTAAATCAACATATTCAAATCAGTTCAAATGTTTCTTATTTATGGGCACAAATAAGCCAGTTAAAATCACAGATGCAAAGTCAGGGTTAATTCGAAGATTGATCGATGTTTCTCCATCGGGAAATAAATTGAATTCGAAAGAGTATAAAACGATAGTGAAGCAAGTTGGGTTTGAATTGGGAGCTATTGCTGACTATTGTTTGAATTTATATTTAGACGATACAGGATATTATGACGATTACGTACCTATAAGTATGATGAGTGCATCTAATGACTTTTATAATTATATAATGGATTCATATTATGTATTCACGAAAGAAAACAGCACAACATTGAAAGCGGCTTGGGAAATGTACAAGCAGTATTGCGATGAGGCAAAAGTACCTTATCCGTTATCCCAAAGAGCTTTTAAGGAAGAGTTAAAGAATTACTTTGAGGATTATAAAGAACGCCACACGCTAAGTGATGGTGTTCGTGTCAGGTCATATTATAGTGGTTTTAAAACTGAAAAAATCGATAATTTAACTGTTATCGATGCCGAGAAAAAAAACGACAGTGATTTAATTGTATTTGATAAGCAGGAATCTATATTTGATACAGAATGTGCCGGTTGCATTGCTCAATACGCGACCAGTAATGAAACTCCATTTGAAAGTTGGGATAATGTCACAACAAAATTGGAAGAACTCGATACATCGAAACTTCATTACGTTAAACTTCCAGTAAATCATATAGTTATAGATTTCGATATTAAAGACGAATACGGTAAAAAATCATTTGAGAAGAATCTAGAGGCGGCTAGTAAGTGGCCAGCTACTTATGCCGAATTAAGTAAAAGCGGAGCAGGTATCCATCTTCATTATATTTACACAGGAGATCCAACACGCCTGAGTAGAATATATGACGAAGATATAGAAATTAAAGTTTTTATAGGAAAAAGTTCATTAAGACGTAAATTGTCTATGTGTAATGATTTACCTATTACAACGATTAGCTCTGGATTACCACTGAAAGGAGAAAACAAAATGATAAATATAGAAGCTGTTAAAAGCGAAAAGGGACTTAGAACATTAATAAAGCGTAATCTTAATAAAGAAATCCATCCAGCAACAAAACCGAGTATTGATTTTATACATAAAATATTGGACGATGCTTATAACAGTGGTTTGAAATATGACGTTACCGATATGAGGAATGCTATACTAGCGTTTGCCGCTAATAGTACAAATCAATCTGATTACTGTATAAAGCTTGTAAGTAAAATGAATTTTAAATCAGAGGAACCATCTGTCGGAAAAAATAATGATGATGCAAAACTTATTTTCTACGATGTAGAAGTCTTCCCTAATTTATTCTTAGTCAATTGGAAATTTGAGGGCGAGGGTAAGCCTGTTGTACGGATGATTAATCCGTCACCGGCTGAGATAGAAGACCTTATGAGATTCAGATTGGTGGGATTTAATTGTCGTCGATATGATAATCATATTCTATATGCACGGCTAATGGGTTATACAAATGAACAGTTGTATAATTTATCGCAGAAAATAATTAATGGCAGTCCTAATTGTTTCTTTGGAGAGGCATACAATGTATCATATACAGATGTTTATGATTTTTCAAGTAAAAAACAATCATTAAAGAAGTTTGAAATTGAACTGGGTATTCACCATCAGGAACTCGGATTGCCTTGGGATCAACCGGTACCTAAAGAATTATGGGCAAAAGTTGCAGAGTATTGTGATAATGATGTTATTGCGACGGAAGCTGTATTTAATGCCAGAAAAGCAGATTTTATTGCCAGAGAGATATTAGCTGATGTAGCGGGCATGACTGTGAACGATACAACAAATAGTCTTACAACAAGAATTATATTTGGTAAGAACAGAAAGCCGCAGGAACAATTTAATTATCGTGATATGGGACTTCCATCGAGTGACGATATTCTAATGGACGGATTTGATGATTATACCAGATTTGATAATCAGAATAGACCTATATTTCCGGGTTATGAATTTAAATTCGGAAAATCCATGTATAGAGGTGAAGAAATCGGTGAGGGAGGATATGTGTATTCCGAACCAGGTATGTATAGTAACATTGCGTTATTGGATATTGCTTCTATGCATCCGAGCAGTATTATAGCTGAACAGTTATTTGGCTGTGAATATACAAAACGGTTTCAGGAAATAAGAGATGCTCGTGTTGCGATTAAGCACAATGATTTTGAGATTGCCAAAACAATGCTGGATGGAAAGTTGACAAAGTATCTTACAGATGAGGGAGCTGCAGCAGATTTGGCTCAGGCTTTGAAAATCGCTATTAATTCAGTTTATGGCTTAACAGCAGCGAAATTCGATAATCCATTTAAAGATAATCGAAATGTCGACAATATCGTCGCAAAACGTGGTGCTTTATTCATGGTTAATCTAAAACATGAAGTACAAGCAAGAGGATTCACAGTTGCTCATATAAAAACCGATTCAATAAAAATTCCAAATGCAACGTCTGAAATTATTCAGTTTGTATCGGATTATGGTAAAATGTATGGTTATATATTTGAGCATGAGGCTACATACGACAGAATGTGTCTTGTAAATGATGCTGTTTATATCGCAAAGTATAAAGACGGAAAGCATGCCGGAGAATGGACTGCCACGGGAACACAGTTTCAAGTACCATATGTATTCAAAACGCTGTTTAGTAAAGAAGACATTGCTTTTGAGGATATGTGCGTAACAAATAGTGTGACTTCTAGTTTATATTTGGATATGAATGAGAAATTGCCTCAATTAACAATTGAAGAGGAAAAAGAATTAGCAAAATTACATAAGGCTTGGGATTCTGAAGATTCTGAGAATATGGAAAAAGTGCTTAAGTCGTATAGGTATGATGCTGAATATGCCGGCAAAAGATATTCTGAACTTCGTAAAAAAGAGGAAGAATCGCATAACTATGTATTTATCGGAAAAGTCGGGCAATTTTGCCCTATAAAACAGGGATGTAATGGCGGACTTTTAATGAGAGAAAAAGACGGCAAATATTATGCCGCAGGAGGTAGTAAGGGATACAGATGGCTTGAAGCCGAGATGGTAAAGGAACTCGGAAAAGAAGCGGATGTCGATCGCTCTTATTATGAAAATATGGTCAACGATGCCATTTGTGATATTTCACAATATGGTGATTTTGAATGGTTTGTAAATTAATAACAATGAAGAAAGAGGTAACAAAAATGTCAAGAGTAGAAAATTTAGCTATAGAAAATGCAAGAATTATATTTAGAAATTTCGCAGGAAACGAGAGTAAATACAACAGAGCCGGAGACAGAAATTTTTGTGTGATAATAGATGACGCGGATGAGGCTGAACAATTAGCCAGAGATGGTTGGAATGTAAAAATTCTTCCGGCTAGAGACGAAGATGAAGAATCAAAGCATTATATTCAGGTTTCGGTAAGCTTCCGAAATATTCCGCCCAAAATCATAATGGTAACCAAAAGAGCACAGACACAACTTGATGAGGAAAGTATCGAGACGCTTGATTTTGCAGATATAATCAACGTGGATCTTATTTTGAATCCTTATGAATGGGAAGCAAACGGTAAAAGCGGCATAAAGGCTTATCTGAAAACTATGTATGTAACTATTCAAGAAGATGAATTTGCGGAAAAGTATGCATCTAAACAATAAAAAAGATATTCACAAGGGGTGTCTATGCTAAAATAGGCACTCTTTGTTTTATTCGAAAGGAGTTATAATCATGCTAACTATAAAAATTCCAATGTTGTCTAATTTTTCTTTAGGACGACTTGTATGTACCAATAGGATAAACGACAAAATAGAGCAAGATAACGAATTTAAAAAATTTGTAGAGGAATCGTTGGCTAGATATACCAGTAGTGACTGGGGTGATACATGTAATGAAGATGTGAAAATGAATAATGACGCTATACGAAATGGTGATAGAATTTTAGCTGTTTATACACAAAAAAATACAGATGTTACAATCTGGATTATAACAGAGTGGGACAGGAGTGTAACAACGATTCTATTTCCAAATGAGTATTAAATACGGAGGATAAAAATGTCAAAAATCGGATTACGGGATTATCAAAAAAGTGCAATCGAAAGAATGCAAAATGGATGTATCTTGTGTGGTGGCGTGGGAAGTGGTAAATCTCGAACGGCACTTGGATATTATTATGTCCAAAATGGTGGAGATATTGATAGTGATGAATATGTGCCAATGGATGATAACGATGTAAAAGACTTATATGTTATCACTACGGCACGAAAAAGAGATACGAAAGAATGGGAAGCTGATATGATACCGTTTTCACTTTCTACAAATAAGGATGTAAATTTATACAGCAATAAAGTTATAGTTGATTCATGGAACAACATAAAAAAATACGAGAATATCAAGAATGCGTTCTTTATATTTGATGAGCAAAGAGTTGTCGGAAGTGGTACATGGGTAAAGGCTTTCCTAAAGATAACCAAAGATAATGAATGGATTTTATTGTCGGCGACGCCTGGCGATACTTGGCAAGATTATATTCCGGTATTCATAGCTAATGGTTTTTATAAAAATCGAACTGAATTTACTCGTGAACACATCATATATAAACGATTTAGTAAATTCCCTCAAATAGACAGATACATTAATACGGGACGCTTAATTCGGTTACGAAATAAAATTTTGATAACTATGGATTTTCGTAGGAAAACAGTATCACATCATGAAGATATATATACAAAGTATGATATTTTGACATACAAGGATACTATGCGTAATCGTTGGAACCCATATAAGGATAAACCGGTGGAAACCGCGAGCGAGTTATGTTATTTATTAAGGAGAATAGTTAATAGTGATGACTCACGTCAAGTAGCAGTCTGTGAACTATTCGAAAAACATCCGAAACTAATTATATTTTACAACTTTGATTACGAGTTGGAAATATTAAAGGAAATTTCGTATGGCGACGATGTTGAAATCGCAGAATGGAACGGACACAAACATCAGCCTATTCCAGAGAGTACCCGTTGGGTATATTTAGTACAGTATAATGCAGGTTGCGAGGGGTGGAACTGTGTTAAAACCGATACTATTATATTTTATAGTCAAAATTATAGTTATAAGGTTATGGCTCAAGCTGCCGGACGAATAGATAGATTAAATACGCCCTTTTCAGATTTATATTACTATCATTTAAAATCTCGAAGCGGGATTGATTTAGCCATTAGTAAGGCTCTGGAAAGTAAGAAAAAATTTAATGAATCGAGGTATCTTAAATGGAAGTAGACTATCAAGAGGTATATTTTAACGACTATTGTAAAACGTGTATTTATAAAAATAAAGACGAACGTGAGGAACCGTGTAATGAATGTATAGAGCAACCGTACGTTTTAAATTCTCACGTGCCAATTAATTATAAAAAAGGAGAAAAAAGATGAGTAAATATGTTACAGAGCGTATAGACAACGGAGATATAAAACAAACAAAAAAGAATATTATTGCTGTAGACTTTGATGGGACTTTATGTACGAATAAGTATCCTGATATCGGCGAGCCGAACAAGAATTTGATTGCATATCTGAAAAAGAGACAGTCTAATGGGGACAAGTTAATTCTTTGGACTAGTCGAAATGAAGATCAGACGCGACAGGCAGTAGAGTGGTGCAAAGCACAAGGTTTGACTTTCGATGCTGTAAATGAGAATCTTCCAGAGATTATTGAAGCATTCGGCGGGGATTCCAGAAAGATATTTGCAAATGAGTACATAGACGACCGCAATCTAATGATAGAGTTATTTCGAGAAAAATCCAATATGGAATTATGGGCTGAGAATGAGGTTGCTTTGGCGTGTAAGCATGAGGCGCCAGAACGAAAAGATGGTGAATGGGATTACGGTTGTGCCTGCTACGAGAGTGCTTTAAAGGCATTCAAAAGTCTTTGTAAGGACGGACACTCTGGTATGAGTATCGGCTTTACTAAGACTATTCTAAACCGTATGATAGATCGTAAGCCCCTTATGCCTATTGAAGATACCGAAGATGCATGGAATCTGTGTACTCTTGATGACGATGGTAGTATAAAGCAGTATCAGTGCAAAAGAATGAGCTCTTTTTTTAAGTATGTTGCGGAAGATGGTACTGTTACCTATAGCGATGTGGACCGATATTGTTGTATAAACAACGATAATCACAATGCTAGCTATCATTGTGGACTGGTTGATCGTGTTATGAATGAATTATATCCTATTAGAATGCCCTATATTCCGTTTGATAAGTCGTTTAAGGTTTACACAGAAGATTTTCTTACGGATTCTAAGAATGGTTCTTTTGACACTATGGGTCTGCTGTATGCCATTGATCCTCATGGACGTCGGATTGAGATTAACCGTTATTTCAAAAATGCTCTAGTAGGCTTTGATGAGATTGATAAAACTGAATATGATGAACGTAAAGAGATGGCAAAGAAACGACAAGAGCAGTGAAAAGAGTATAACAAAGAATAAACGATGGTATGAACGAGTAAAAGGTGTTTAAATAATATATTGAAAATAAATTATTAATGGAGATGAGAAGTTATGAAAACAAAGCAAAACAGAAAGATAGGAATAAAACCAATCATAGCATTTGTAAATCCTATAGAAAATCGAAAGATGAGACGAAAAGAGTGTGTGGAAGTAACTTGTGGTAATTGTGGCGGACACATAAATTTATACGACAAATATTGTAGACACTGTGGTGCACGAATAGCAGAAAGGTAGAAAGTTATGGGTGCAAAAAAAGAAAAAGTTCCGGTAACGTTTTTCGATTATAAAAAGTATGCCATAAGAGCAGCAAAGGAACTATTATATCCTTATGAAATAGTTAAAAAAATCAGACAGGCAAAAAATGAGAGTGAGATATCGCACATAATGTCGAACGCACGAAAGAGCAATGCGGTCAAAGAATTAAATAAAGGAAAGGACGAAGGAAAGGACGAAGAACAAGATGGATGATAATATTGTATGTTATATCGTATTAGTAGCTGGTATGTTGTCGATAATTAGTTTGCCATTAAGAGGTATATATATTGAAAAGAAATTTTTTAATATTGGTATATGTCCGTGTTGTGGTAATCCGTTAAGAGATTGGGCAATTAACTGTAAGGGCGAACGAGGTTATTTGTGTGAAATATGTGGTTATCATACTTGGGTGAGTTATAAAACTGTTGATAAAAAATATCGGAGAAATGGAGGTACAGTCCGATGAGTTACGAATATGACCAGTATTTGCAGCAGCATCGAAACAATGTCAAAAGAGGTTTTGAATGGCTTCTGACAAATTTGCCGACGGTTCTGACAGGACAGCCCGATGCAAGCTGGCAGATCATATTTGACCACGATTCGTCAAAGAACAATGATGATGAATACTTGGCTTATGACACCTATTTCTATGGTAACAATCGTTCGTATGAGGTAATGGAAGAATTTAAAAGAGCATGGCTTCGTCACATTCACCGAAACCCTCATCATTGGCAGTATTGGGTGCTCATCAACGACGACCCAAGCGAGGGCGAAATTATCCTTGATATGCCATATAATTATATTATCGAGATGATATGCGACTGGTGGTCATTCAGCTGGCAAAAGGGTGACCTTGGTGAGATATTTAATTGGTATGATGAACATTCCGATTACATAAAGCTTTCTCCCAAGACAAGGAAAACTGTCGAGGATATTCTTGAACAATTACGCGAACGACTTGGATTAACCACACTTGCACATCACGGCATAAAAGGTCAGAAGTGGGGCGTGAAAAACGGACCGCCTTATCCGCTTGACAAAGCTGAAAAACATGATACAATAGTAGAAGATGCAATAAGATCAGGTGAGGTTTCTACAAAAATCAATCGTGAAAAACAGCTTCGTCACGCGTTTGACGCTCATAAACCGGGAAGAAGTTATTTGAATGGTGATTTGGATTTTGCTCAGAAACTGGTAGACAAATTAAGTGGAACGGGTGAAGCAAAACTTGATTCAAACGGAAAATGGACAAACAAAGAAATGGTCACCGATAATGAGAATATCGGAACGCACGTTAATCCGGTAAATGGAAAAGAAACAAAGACAAATAAAGCCATCATCATATATTCCAAAACCGGAACACATATATACCCAAGATTGGAGGACCAAATATGTCATTAAATGAATACTATGAAAAAAAAGTTCGTATAGTTTCAAAAAACGGAGAAACATTTGAAGGTAAGGTCACGGATTATTTTTATCCGGAAGATAACGAACCGGAAGAAGAAAGCATCGCTATCAGATGCGAGAATGGTCCATTGATAGGAAAGTCTGTAGAATTTCCGGAACATGATATTGTATCGATTCAAATCATATCATGAATAAAGACAAATGCCTTGGTGGTATTAAATCATGAAAGTCCGTTGGAAAGGAAAAACAGATTAACTTGTGCTTACTCACAATAAAATCTATGCAGTTCTTGCTGTTGAAAGAGGTTGGTACAGGTTGATAGATGATAGTGGTGAAGATTATTTATATCCTCCCGATAATTTTGAAATTGTCGATGAGTGATACTTTTGCAAACGAATGCTCCGAATTGTGTATAAAGCAGTTCGGGGCATTTTTTTACCTACGCGAAAAATGCAGGTTCCTTTATGGGAAACCCAAACGAAAGACTCGGTGGAAACATCGGGTCTTAACTTTTTTATATTTTGAAAGGAGTAAAAAGTTATGAGTAAAAAAGAGATCAAATTATCACCCAAACATGGGGTAAATCCGTGTATTCCTATCTGCTGTTGGTGCGGTGAAGAAAAGAACGAAATTGCTCTTCTTGGCAAACTTAAAGATGATGCGGGAGCACCGAGAAATGCTGTCATTGACTATGAACCATGTGAAGAATGTCAGGCTAAATTCAATATGGGTGTTGTATTTATTGAAGTGACAAAAAATCAGCCGTATAAGAATGTAATGCCTATCAAGATGCAGAACGGAACCCCTTTTTACCCGACATTCAGATATTCGGTCATCAAGCTTGAAGCCGCAAAAGAGCTGTTCAGAGATGAGACACTCGTAAACGGCTCACGGCTTCTCATTGAAGGTGATTTATATTCAGAATTGATAGTGATTTGGAGTGATAATAATAGGTAACGAAAGAAGAGATAAAGCAAGAAAATTCTTGGCAATGCTCGAAAGAAAAATCGATAACTGGGATGAGAGGTCTTGCTTTACTGTATGCGGTGTGAAAAATTTGAGCCGTTCAGATATGGATGACCTCATATTATACACAGAGCATTTCATAGAATACGGATATTTTATAGGACTTCGCGAACCACTCGGAAGCATCGCCGAGGTTTTGAAAAATGCTGATTTGAAAGGAGAAAACTATGATCAAAATTGAAAATGTAGAAGTAATGGGGTGGAAGGCAGCCATTAGAGGTATGCGCAATCCAATGAACTCTTGGGAGAAGAGCGATAGTAGATGGTACTTAATAGAAACACCGGGGACTAATCAAGCAGCTGCAAACGATAAATATTTAAGAGAAAAATATTGCATTGGAGATAATGACCTTGATCTTATGAAACGACTTGCTAAAGCCGGAACCGATCATCGTAAGTTCATGCGGATGATTACCGTATATTTGGATATTACAGCTCCGCTCTATTGGTAGATTCTTTCTGCCAATGAAACACTTTTCCTAGTTATCGCTAGGGGTCGCTTATGCGGCTAACGGGGAACCACCCATTGGAATCCCGTGGGAAACATTTCGAAAATATATTCGCGATAAAAACAACTCCTATTATGAAAGGAGTGATATTTATGAAATTTAAAATGACGAAAGAACGAATTGATACTATTAACGAATTACTAAAAACACATGGTGATACACTTACCGCGTTCTACGATGAGGCATTACATCAAGGAACGACGAAAGGAATCATGACTGGTGCTTTAGTTGGCGTAATAGCATCCAACATGTGCTGGGTCGCTAAATGCATTAAGGATCACAAAAAATCAGAAGAGGAGTCCTAACAAGGGCTCTTTCTTTTTATTATTTTTTTTTCGAAATGAACCTGTAGAGACTATCCCCTATGCCTTCCGGGCGGGGGAGTAGGGCTGCTATTGATACGCAGCTGGGTTTTAGGAAACGAAGCCCATGAAAACTGAAATGGTGTCCTATGATAAATATCATGGTAAAAGATAGTCCATTAATGGGAAAGAATTTGATACATATAAAGTAGGTACTGTCGCAAACTCTTGTTCGACAATGCATAAGATTGCGGATAAGGAGTTTACGTTGGGTGATTTTAGTTGTGAACATCTGAATGACGAGCCTTATCATCGTGACTGGATCGAGAGTGCTGTTGTCGACGAAGATATTACTTCTTCGCACAAAGTATGGATGACTCCTCTTGATATTCTTAGGTGCACGATCGAAATGCTGAATGGCTATCGTGAATGCTACATTGAGACCAAAGATAAGAACGATTGGTGGCAGATAATCCAGCTCTTGCCGAGCTCTTATAATCAGAGACGTACGGTCGTGTTGAACTACGAAGTCCTGGCAAATATTTACAAGTCTCGTAAGAATCATAAGCTTGATGAGTGGCGTATATTCTGCGACTGGATTAAAGAGTTGCCATATTCAGAGATTATTACAGGTAAGAGTGAAATGAGCGGTAAGGAGGAAGAAAATGAACAAAACAAATAGAAAAAACATAGTAGATATTGTATATTCGCAAATTTCAAACGTTATAGAATTGAGAACGTATGGCGATGATGGATTAAATCAACCATTATGTGCAGGTGATATCAGCAAAGTCTTGGAACGTCTTCCAGCGGACGCAAAAGTTATATTTGTAGACGATGTCGTGGACGTTATTAATATCAGAGGAGGTGAAAAAGAATGTTTTTTGCAAAAGTAATGTTGTTAATAGTAACTATAAATCTATGTGTATACTTGTTGGTTGAAAGGATTACAAATTGCATAGAAAAATGTGCGACCGTGAAAGCTTACGAAAAAATCATAGAGACCAATCTAACTTTAAAAAGTGACAGTTTAAAAGATTTCATTGATGAAAACTCTGACAAGGAGGCAACTGATGCTGAACAAAAAAGATAAAGACCTGAGGAAGAACGCATCGGGGTGCAATGATCCGACAGCGTATGAAGTTTTAAAAAATTTGGAGGATGAAGAAGAACGCTTTCATAAATTGCTACATACGATCTTTTATATTTGCAAATTAGCGGATTTTGAGATTGAGGGAAGAATCGTTTTGATTGACAGGAGGACAGGAAAAACATGGAGATAACATATTTTGAAGTATATTTAAAAGATGGAACTACTTTTGATTTTGACTACAAATGCAACAAGGTTGATTATGGCAAAGGAAATTATATTGTTTGTATACATAAAGAGAAAGACGAAGAACTTGTGTATGAGACACTGGCGATAATTCCTCGTGAAAATGTGAAATACATATTAACCAAAACTTTATAAAATATTAATATCATAGCAGTTTCTTTCAACGGTAAGAGGTCATAAACATGGCCTTTTACTTTTCATCCGATTATGATATACTGTATATAAAGAGGTGTGAATATAATGAAAGTAAAATCTAAAATGTCATGTCCTATTCGTAAAGAAGATGGAAGTTGGACTACAGTTATTAAAGAATTTGAAGAAGAGATTCCCGATAAAGGACGACACTCATTGATTTGTAATAAATGTATTGAAGAATCATATCCGGAATGTCGAAAATGGTGTCCGATGGAACGAAAAAAGCAATAGGTGTATTTGAAATTTTTGGACATTTATATTTGAAAAAATGACCAAATGCCCACTTTTATAAAAAAATACGTTAATCATCAATAGATTTGTTATATATTTTCAAGTTGAAAACGGCAATAAAAATGGCCAAATGCCCACTTTTAGCCCACTTTTTAAACAAAAATGACCACGTAAAAATGGCTTACCTATGCGGTTTGTAAGGGTTTGTGGTCAAATGCCCACTTTTATTTATATTTAATTGCGAATAAAAAATATATAAATATATATAGTACAAGAAAAATAAACGGGTTTTTGACCAATAAGTTTGTTTTGACATTTAAACTCATTGAATTAACCGAATGAATGTGTTATAATAATAATAGATTTAATATAATAAGAACGGAGGGATTGAATATGACAACACATGATAAAGAATATGAAAAACTTTACAAACAATACAAACATTCAGGATTTGAATTCGGTTATGGAACACGTATAGGAAAATCTAAAGTTATATTTGAAGACGTCATTAAGTTAATATCATCTTCAAAACGAAATCACGATGACATTCCTTTATTTGTGAAATGTAATAAGTGTAATGAATATATGGATTTCCATCAAGGTCAAACAGATATACTTGACGGTAAATGGATATGCCCTGTATGTGGAAAAAGCGTTCGAGAACGTACCGTATATGGTCAACTTGAAAGAGAAAACTTTAATGACAATAACGAGTATGAAGAAATATATGACGAATAATAAGATGATTTTGGTTAAAAAGTAATTATATTTATAAAGAGCTTGCGTTTAGATATGCAGGCTCTTTCTTTTTGTACGCGGAAAAAACATGCCCTTTTATGGAGAGAAGGAGATATACGTAAAAAAATACGCATCATTTTCTTTTTATATTTTTTGCAGAAAGGAGAATTTAAAGAATGTTAGAGAGAAATTTCCAAGCTAAATTAAAAAAAGAGCTTAAAGAAATGTTCCCAGGTTGTATAGTTACAAAAAACGATGCTAATGATATTCAAGGATTACCCGATTTGACAATTTTTTATAAAGACAAATGGGCAACTCTGGAATGCAAAAAATCAGCGAACGAAAAGAAACGACCAAACCAAGAATATTATGTGGATAAAATGAATGAAATGTCGTTCTCAAGATTCATATATCCCGAAAATAAGGAGGAAATATTGAATGAACTTCAACAAACATTCAAATCTCGAAGGTAGACATGCTTTCTTAGGTGCTAGCAAATATCATTGGATTAGATATTCTGATGATAAAATCGCTGAATCATATTCTAAATTTTTGGCTATTCAAAGAGGAACTGAGTTACATGATTTTGCAGCACGATGCATTAAACTGTCACAAAAGCTTCCAAGATCTAATAAAACATTAAACTCATATGTGAATGATGCTATAGGTTTTAGGATGGTGCCTGAACAAATTTTATATTATTCAGATAATTGTTTCGGTACAGCTGATGCTATTATATTTAAAAACAATTTTTTAAGAATACACGATTTAAAGACTGGAATTATTCCAGCACATATGGAGCAGTTAAGAATATATGCTGCTCTTTTTTGTTTGGAATATAAGGTTAAACCCGGTGAAATCGACATGGAGCTCAGAATATATCAAAATGACGAGATTATTGTAGATATTCCTACAGCCGAAGATATTGCACCGATAATGGACAGAATAGTCGTTTCTGACAAAATAATAACTAAAATGATAGAACGAGAGGAGTAAGTCATGAGTATTGTAGACGAAATAAAATCATATTTTGGTTGTGGTTCTAGCGGTAAAGAATTGGCCCATTATGGGACACCGCGTCACTCGGGACGATATCCTTGGGGAAGTGGAGAAAATCCGTTTCAACATAGCGGAGACTTCCTATCAAGAATTGCCGAATTAAAAAAATCAGGCATGACTGAAACTGAAATAGCACACGAATTGGGTTTAAGTACAACTCAATACAGAGTGCAAAAACAATTAGCGTCGCATGAACGACGTCAATTGGAAGTTGACCGTGCTAAATCACTAAGAGCGGATGGTAAATCCCTTAATGAAATTGCAAAAATCATGGGATACCAATATGATTCTTCTGTTCGTTCACTTTTGAACGACAATACTGCCGAAAGAGCAAATCGTGCTCAAAAAGCTGCTGATATTTTAAAGAAAGAATTAAAGAAAAAAAGTATGATAGATGTTGGTGCCGGTGCAGAGCGAGAGATTGGTATATCGGAAAATACTATGAAAGAAGCTCTTTATATTTTGGAACGTGAGGGATACAACGTTTATGGTGTAGGAATTCCTCAAGTGACTAATGCCCATCAGCAATCGAACACTAAAGTTTTGTGTAATCCGGAAATTGAATATAGAGATGTATATCAAAATATGGGTGATGTGCAATCTTTGGGTAATTATCATTCTACTGATGGTGGTGCAACATTCAACGAATTAAAAAAGCCAACCAGTATAGATTCTAGAAGAATTAGTATATGCTATGGTGATGAGGGCGGTTTGAATAAGGATGGTGTCATCGAAATAAGACGTGGTGTACCCGATTTGGATTTAGGAAATTCACACTACGCGCAAGTACGTATACTTGTAGACGGTACCCATTACTTGAAAGGTATGGCTATGTATTCTGATGATATTCCAGATGGAGTAGATATCGTGTTTAATACAAATAAAAAGTCGGGGACCGATAAAATGAATGTGTTAAAACCAATAAAAGATGATCCTGAAAATCCGTTTGGTGCATTAATCAAAGCCAATGGTCAAAGTGAATATATAGATCCTAAAGATGGAACTAAAAAACTTTCTGCCATTAACAAACTTAAGGAAGAAGGGGATTGGGATACGATGTCAAGAAATCTATCCCAGCAATTTTTATCGAAGCAACCTTTGAGTATGATAAAGAAACAGCTGGATTTAACATATGCAGATAGAGAGGCAGAATACTCAGAGATAAAATCTCTTACTAATCCGACAGTAAAAAAGAAAATGTTAATGGATTTTGCAAATGATTGTGATGCAGCGGCGGTACATTTACAGGCAGCCGCATTACCTAGGCAGAATACTCAAGTTATATTACCCATATCCGCAATGAAAGAAACGGAAGTATATGCACCTAATTATAAAAATGGAGAGCAAGTAGCATTAATCCGTTTTCCACATGGCGGTACGTTTGAGATACCTGTGTTAACAGTCAATAATAAGAATCCGTCAGCAAAAAGAATATTGGGCAATGTTGTCGATGCAGTCGGTATAAATGCTAAAGTTGCTGAGCGTCTATCAGGAGCTGATTTTGATGGCGACCAAGTAACTGTTATACCGGTTAATAATAAAGTGCGTATAAAATCGACACCTCCATTGAAAGATTTGGAGGGCTTTGATCCTAAGACTCAGTATGCATATCATGAGGGTATGAAAGTTATGACTAAAAGCGAGACACAAAAACAAATGGGTATAGTGTCTAATCTTATTACAGACATGACCTTACGAGGTGCACCAGAGAAAGATATTGCTAAGGCTGTAAAACACAGCATGGTAGTCATAGATGCAGAAAAACATAAGTTAGACTATAAACAATCCGAGAAGGATAACGATATAGCATTGCTGAAAAAAACGTACCAGCGTCATCAGACTATAGATGGGGATACCAAGGAGAGTGGAGCCTCGACTCTATTGTCGCGACGCAAGCAAGAAACTCAAGTTCCTGAAAGACAGGGATCAGGACGGATAAACCAAAGGGGTAAGAGCTGGTATGATCCTAGTAAACCAGAGGGAGCTATATTGTATAAAGAGTCTGGTAGAACATATGTTGATCCTAAGACAGGAAAGACTAAACAGGCTATGACAAACGTGTCGTTAATGTCTGTGATAGATGACGCACATAAGCTATCGTCAGGGCATCCAAAAGAAAACGCATACGCCGATTACGCTAACAAGATGAAAGCCATGGCTAATGATGCACGTAAAGAGGCAGTATATACTGGCAGACTCGCAACAAATGCAAGTGCGAGGCGTACATATCAGTCAGAAGTGGATTCTTTAAACGCTAAACTTAACATTGCAGCGCTTAATGCACCAAGAGAACGACGTGCTCAAGTCCTAGCTAATTCAGAGGTGAAAGCTAAGAAACAATCTAATCCTGAATTAGAAAAAGATAAGAAGGCATTGAAAAAAGTAAAACAGATTGCGATAAACAAAGCACGAATCGCTGTTGGAGCAAGTGGTAAGGATACGCGTATCAACATAACGGACAAAGAATGGGAAGCTATTCAGTCTGGTGCAGTAAGCGATTCCAAATTGACAAAGATACTAAGGTATGCGGATCAAGATGTAATAAGACAAAAGGCTACCCCTAAGTCTAATGGTGCGTTATCCTCTGCTCAAGTTAGTAGAATCAAAGCTTTGGCTGCATCAGGTTATACAAATGCTGAAATCGCAGAAGTTTTAGGAAAGTCAACATCAACAGTTTCGAAATATTTAAATAGTTGAAAGGAAGTGTGAAGTTATGATTAAATGTGCGTTAACCACAATCGATAATCCGTTTGATCCATTTGACCAATTCGATCAATGGTATATGTTCGATCTTGACAAAGGTTACAATTCCTGTTCGTATTTGGATCGCGTTTCTCATACTTCTGATCAATTAAGTGAAGAAGAAAACGATCGTGAAATTGAACGAGCAATTGATGAAATTATCAAATATGATTTTATGAACATTTATAAAAAAGTCACTAAAAAATTTAAATCGTCATAGAATTTGCTGAGCTTTGAAGTAATTATCATGAAAAAACGGCAATATCTAAAAATAGATGATGATACTTTGACAGAAGTATAAAAGCAGTTTGACATTTACTGAGATATAATGGCTTCAATCATGTTTGGCTATAAACATTGATTTAGCAGTATGAAGACATGAGCATTCATTTAATGTGTTGTTCTATACTAAACCTCTATTAGTGGAATGCGAATATGGAAGTGTATGCCATCGTATAAGCTACCATAAAAGAGTGACACTTTTGTGCCATCATAAAAAGATACAAAACACATTAATAAGTCGATATATTGTATGATAATGAAAAATTTATGATTTAAAAATGACGGTATAGATAGAATATCATGGTCAATAGTCGTTGCATTGTAATGTTCGGCTTTGAGGTGTAAGGGGGGTCTCAAAATTAGCACCCCCCTCCCTCATCGCCCGCCTCCTTGAAAATTCTCCGGGGGCAATTTTTAAAAAACGTTTTATATTTTCATGTAGTATTCTAAAAGGTTCATAAGGTTGTTGATGCGGTGTTGGTTTTTGTTTGTTTTTGGATCGCGCTTAACTCCTTTCGGCGAATAGAGTCATATAACTTTATGAACCTCTTTGAGTGCTACATGAAAACTACGTAAGAACGATAATCTTATAATACCAATCTTTCAGAAAGGATGACCAAAGTATGGCTAAAATAAAAAAAACAAACGCTATTCCAAATGCCAAGAAAAATAGAGTTGCAACTTCGCCGGAAGCGAGGGAAAATCAACTTATATCTTTGGCAGTAGATCTTGCTGAACAGCAATTGAGAGATGGAACAGCATCGTCTCAAGTCATTTCTCACTTTCTTAAGCTAGCTTCAACAAAAGAGAAGTTGGAACGAGAGATACTTGAAAAACAAAAAGATTTAATAACCGCCAAGACGGAGAATCTTCATTCTGCTCAAAGAATAGAAGAATTATACGAAAACGCAATGAATGCTTTAAAAGGCTATAGCGGACGAGATGATAGCGATGATTAAAACATATTCTGAATTGATAACGTTTGACAGATACATAGATAGATTTAAGTATCTTCAATTGAACGGATATGTCGGAAAGGAAACATTTGGGTTTGATAGATATATAAATCAAGCACTCTATCATTCAGCTGAATGGATGAGATTCAGAGATAAGGTTATAATCAGAGATTGTGGGTGCGATCTTGCTACGATTGGGTATGAAATATATGGACCGATAACGATACATCATATTAATCCTATAAGTAGAGATGACATTATTAATCGTAATCCATGCGTGTTTGATTTAGAGAATGTTGTATGCACCACAAACGATACCCATAATGCTATACATTACGGAGATGAAAGTTTATTAATATGTACACCTAAGGTTCGTACTAAAAACGATACATGTCCGTGGAAATAATAAAAAAGGAGAAAATCAAAATGAGTAAAAACAATAAAATACCAGAGGAAGTTCTTGAAAAAGAAATTTTGTATGATGAAAACTCGGATTGCGTAGAAACAACGGTTGATGAGCCGGAAGATAAAATAACATACGGAATTGTATGCGGATGCGATAAGTTAAGGTTAAGAGAGGAACCGTATGTTGATAGTAGAATAATATCAGAGTTGCCAAAACACACAAGAGTTATCGTTGATGAAAATATCACTAATGACGAATGGGCTTATGTGGAAACTGAATTTGGATCTGTCGGTTATTGTATGAAAAATTACATAGATCTCAACACAAAAGGTGATTGGCATGACAGATAGCATATTAACTACTATAAAAAAAATGTTGGGCATATCAGAGGAATACGAGCATTTCGATATCGATATAATAACTCACATTAATTCTACTTTTTCTATACTTGCTCAATTAGGAGTTGGACCTGATAAAGGTTTTTCTATACACGATAAAACTGCAAAATGGTCTGATTACATATCTGATGAAGACGCAACATCGGAATTGGTAAAAACATATGTTCAATTAAAAGTACGGATGCTGTTCGATCCACCATCAAGTAATGCTGTTATGGAGTCGTTTAACAGAACCATAAACGAACTCGAGTTTCGACTTAATATTTCTAAAAGTTTTGAATAGTCAAGGAAGGAGATGATATTCATGATAGATGATCAACTATATCATCACGGAATCTTAGGAATGAAGTGGGGTGTAAGGCGTTATCAGAACAAAGACGGTAGTCTTACTAACACCGGCAAAAATAGATATGACCGAGATGTAAGAGAAAATAATTCTAAAAAAAAAGATAATCGGATCAGAATAGACGGACCAGACCCGAAACGTTGGGTTAAAGAGGATCTAAATAGAGCTAGAAGAGTTGTTGATACATCTTCTGATTTATTAAAACAGGCAAAGAATATAGAACAAAATACAAGATCACGACATAGTTCGAATGAAATGAATCTAAAAAACATGACAAATCAGCAACTTCGTGAAAAGATTGAAAGAGAAAATCTAGAGCAACAGTATAAACGTTTGTTTAATAAAAAAGAAAAAATATCAAAAGGACGACGTTATGTAGAAGATGCCCTAGAAATAGGTGGAACTGTTTTGGGTGTAGGCAGTTCAGCACTCGGAATAGCTCTTGCAATTAAGGAATTAAAGGGATAGTAATAAGGAGTGAACGTTTATGGCATTGTCGAATACTGCTGTACCTAAATATTACGGTATGTTTAGAGATGCTGTAATTAGGGGAGAAATACCGGTATGCAAAGAAGTCGGCATGGAGATGTATAGGATAGACGATCTTATTGCGAATCCCGGAATATATTATGACGATCAGGCAGTTGAGGGCTGGATAAAGTTTTGCGAGGCAGAATTAACTCTAACTGACGGTTCTGATTTAACATTGCTTGAATCATTTAAATTATGGGGAGAGCAAGTTTTCGGATGGTATTATTTCGTGGATAAAGATGTATACGAACCAAATCCTGATGGACATGGAGGTCATTATGTTCATAAAACTGTGAAAAAGAGACTGATTAACAAGCAATTTTTAATAGTCGGCAGAGGCGCTGCAAAATCACAATATGAATCCTATATGCACGAATACTATTTGAATGTTGACACATCAACAACACATCAAGTGCATACATCCCCGACTATGAGACAAGCTGAAGAAGTGTTAGCACCAATGAGGACTGCTATTATGAGAGCACGTGGTCCTTTATTTAAATTTTTAACTGAGGGTTCGTTACAAAATACAACCGGTTCAAAAGCGAACAGAATGAAATTAGCCTCGACCAAAAAAGGAGTAGAAAATTTTCTGACAGGTTCGTTAGTTGAAATTCGACCAATGTCAATAGATAAGCTTCAAGGCTTAAATAGCCGAATAAATACTGTCGACGAATGGCTATCGGGAGATGTTCGCGAAGATGTTATAGGTGCGCTTGAACAAGGTGCTTCTAAAAATGACGATTACTTAATAATAGCTGTAAGCTCAGAGGGAACCGTTCGTAATGGACCGGGCGATACAATCAAAATGGAATTGATGGACATTCTAAAAGGTGAATATGTCAATCCGCATGTTTCGATTTGGTGGTATAAATTAGATTCGGTTGACGAGGTTTCAAATCCCGATATGTGGCTAAAGGCTAATCCTAATTTAGGAAAGACTGTCAGTTATGAAGCATATCAAATAGATGTAGAACGAGCCGAAAAAGCACCATCAGCCAGAAATGATATTTTGGCAAAGCGTTTTGGGTTACCTATGGAGGGATACACCTATTATTTTACATACGAAGAGACTATTCCGCATAGAAAAAGGGAGTATTGGCAGTTGTCGTGCGCATTAGGTGCTGACCTATCACAAGGTGATGATTTTTGCGCGTTTACTTTTTTATTCCCGTTAGGTAATGGACGTTTTGGAGTTAAAACTCGAAACTATATTTCCGAAATAAAATTGATGAAATTACCACAAGCAATGCGTGCAAAATACGAACAATTTATTAATGAAGGTAGCTTGGCCGTATTGCCAGGCGTTGTACTTGATATGATGGAAGTTTATGAAGATTTGGATAAATTTATAGCAGAAAACGAATACGATGTTTGTTGTCTCGGATTCGATCCATATAACGCAAAAGAGTTTATTGCCAGATGGACTACCGAAAATGGTCCTTATGGAATCGAAAAAGTAATTCAGGGTGTAAAAACGGAATCGGTTCCACTGGGCGAATTAAAAAAACTAGCCGAGGAACGTTTGTTGTTATTCGACGAAGAACTCATGTCATGGGCAATGGGAAATAGTATAGTCATGGAAGACACTAACGGTAATAGAAAACTTTTGAAAAAAAGATACGAGGAAAAAATCGATGCTGTTGCAGCTATGATGGATGCTTTTGTCGCATTCAAGATAAATAGAGAAGCATTCGAATAATATTTTACTCGCTTATTAAGTGCTGCTAATAGCAGCTTTTTTTTTATTTAAAAATAAAGGGAGGAATTTAGAGTGAATATATTTAGTAGACTCCAGCATGGCTGGAACGCTTTTATGAACAAAGATCCAACTGTGGTATATAAACCTCAAATAAATACATATTCGTATCGACCGGATAGAGCTAGATTCTCAGGACGCAACGAACGTTCCATAGCGACATCGATATATAACCGAATATCTATGGATGCGGCATCTATAGATATAAAACATGTTCGGTTAGACGCGAATGATCGTTATACAGAAATGATGGATTCCAGTCTTAATAACTGTTTGACACTAGAAGCCAATATTGATCAAACAGCCAGAGCATTCATGCAGGATATATACTCATCATTGTTGGACGAAGGATGTGTTGCTATTGTTCCGGTAGATACTACGCTTGATCCGAATATTAGTAATTCATACGATATTTTATCAATGCGTACCGGACAAATAATTGATTGGAGAACTGATTCAGTAAAAGTTAGATTGTATAACGAAATATCCGGAAGGAAAGAGGATATATGGTTAGCTAAAAAAAATATAGGCATCGTGGAGAATCCTTTATACGCAGTTATAAATGAGCCTAATTCGACAATGCAACGCTTGATAAGGAAATTGTCTTTATTAGACGGAGTAGACGAACAAGCCAGTTCTGGAAAATTAGACTTAATAATCCAATTGCCGTATGTAATAAAAACCGAAGCACGAAAAAAACAAGCTGAGGAACGTCGTAAAGACATAGAAGAACAATTATCAGGTTCTAAATATGGTATTGCTTATACAGATGGCACAGAAAAAATAACACAGTTAAATCGTTCGGTGGAAAATAATCTAATGAAACAGATTGAGTATTTGACGAGTATGCTATATAGCCAGTTAGGAATAACTCAAACTATCATGGATGGTACTGCTGATGATAAGACTATGTTGAATTATTATTCTCGCACTATAGAACCTATGGTTGCTGCTGTTGCGGATGAAATGAAACGAAAATTTCTTACAAAAACAGCAAGAACACAAGGACAATCCATACGTTATTATAGGGATCCATTTAAGCTTGTACCGGTATCTGATTTGGCAGAAATTGCAGATAAGCTTACTCGAAATGAAATATTGACTTCGAATGAAATGCGACAAATTATAGGTATGAAACCTTCTGACGATCCGAAAGCAGATATGCTAATCAATAGTAACATCAACCAATCGCCAGAAATGCTTAATGAAAATAAGCCATTAGTACAACAAGAAAAGGAAGGAGAAAATCAAAATGAATAATTATGATTTTAGTGGTTATGCCACTAGAAATGATTTATTATGCGAAGATGGTAGAACCATCCGAAAAGATGCGTTCAAAGATAACGACGGAGCAACGGTTCCTTTGATTTGGAACCATAACCATAAAGATTCACAGGCGGTTTTAGGACATGCTTTATTAGAGAATCGCAAAGATGGTGTATACGCCTATTGTACATTTAATGATACAGAGGAAGGCGAGCATGCAAAACAACTAGTACATAACGGCGATGTAAGGTCGTTATCAATTTATGCTAATAAACTGAAGCAAGTCGGTGGCGACGTGATACATGGTTCTATAAAAGAACTAAGTCTCGTGCTGGCGGGATCTAATCCAGGGGCGTATATCGACTTCGTTATGGCTCATGGTGAAGATGAGGACGATGGATTATGGGCAAATTATGACGAAAATGCACTTGTGATCTATCATTCAAGCGAAAAAGAAAGCGGGGGAAACAAAATGAACAAGGAAGAATTAGACCAACAAAAAGAAAATGGAGATGATAACGAGAAAAAAGAAAAAAAAAGAAAAAAAGAAAAAAATATTCAAGAAGTTTTTAATGAATTAACAGAAGAACAACAAGAAGTTGTGTATGCACTTATTGGAATGGCGTTGGAAGACGCGAATAAAAACGAAAACGACGATGACGATAAAAAAGGAGACGGAAATATGAAGCATAACGTATTTGATAACGATGAAAGAAAACAGGATTATCTATCGCATAGCGCCCAAGAGGACATTATTAAGTTGGCTAAATCAAGTCAAGTCGGCAGTCTGCAAACGGCACTAGAAATTTATGCCGATAACAATGCGTTGCAACATGACGCTTTGAGTGGTGGATTCGCTCAAAACGGAACAGGTAATGTAACCATGTTATTCCCTGAATATCAAGAAGTTCGTCCTGGTGCGCCGGAACTCATCACAAACGATCAGGATTGGATCTCGGTTGTTATGAGTAAGGTACATAAGAGCCCTATCTCAAGAATAAGAACCAGCCAAGTCGATATAAGAAAGATTAATGATTTAAGAGCAAAGGGCTATAAGAAGGGTAAAGAGAAGATTCTTGCAGGAAACTTCAAACTTGTAAGAAGAACAACTGATCCGCAGACTGTATATGTAAAGAATACTCTTCACCGAGACGATATCATCGATATTACAGATTTCGATTATGTGAAATATCTATATGATATTGATAGAATAATGCTTAACGAAGAACTTGCTACGGCAATGATGCTCGGAGACGGTCGTGACGAAGGTGCTGATGATAAGATTGCATCAGACAAAATCAGACCGATTTGGACAGATGACGATCTATATACAATTCACGTAGATCTTGATATTGATAAAGCTAAGAAGGAACTTCAGGGTACTGGAACGGGTGTTAGTTTTGGAGAAAACTATATTTACGCAGAGGCAATTATTAATACGGTTCTTCATGCGAGAGAAAACTACAAAGGAAGTGGTACACCTGATTTCTTTGTGACGCCACACATGTTGAATGTTATGTTACTTGCTCGCGATATGAATGGTAGAAGAATCTACTCATCAAAAGCAGAGCTTGCTTCAGCACTTAATGTTGGTGATATCTATACAGCCGAGCAGTTTGAAGGCAAGACAAGAACCACTACAGATTCTAAGAAGAAGAAAATTCTTGGCATTATTGTAAATCTTGTAGATTATTCTTTGGGTGCTACAAAGCGCGGAGAAGTCACTCATTTTACACAGTTTGATATCGACTTCAATCAGGAAAAATCACTTCTTGAAACAAGATGCTCAGGAGCTCTTACAAGAGTTTATTCGGCTATTGCAATTGAAGAAGATGTGACAGCTGATTCTCACAACATAGTCGGCTGATATTACAGGAGAAATTCAAAATGACAAAATTCTTTGGGAAAATCGGTTATGCTATGACACAGGAAACTAAGCCCGGCGTATGGACGGATCAAATAATAGAACATGAATATTACGGGGATTTATTGAGAAATTCTTATAGATTTCAAACATCGGATAAAGTAAACGATGATGTTTCGATAGCTAATGAATTTAGCATTATAGCCGATTCATTTGCTAAAGATAATTTTCATTTAATGAAGTATATCGAGTTTGAGGGTACTAAATGGAAAATCACAAATGTTGAGGTTAGGTACCCTCGACTAAATTTAACGGTGGGAGGTATATATAATGAAAACTAGATATGAATTGCATGAGTTTTTATGCGAGATTTTAGGCAGTAGAAATGTATATTTCCAACCACCGGAATCTGTTAAAATGAAATATCCGGCTATAGTTTACGAACGAACCGAAATAAAAAATCGTTTTGCAAACGATGCCGTTTATAAACAGAATAACGCATATTTATTAACGGTCATAGATAAGGATCCTGATAGCGAAGTGTCGAAGCAATTAGCTAATATACCATTGTGCAGATTGCAACAACATTTTGTATCTGATAACCTTAATCATGATATATTTAAAATTTATTATTAAAAGGAGGACTACTTGAATGAGTAAACTAACATGGGATAAGATCGGTGAAAGACTATATGAAACCGGTACAAAAAAGGGAGTGTTGTATCCTGCGTCAAAGGACAAACAAGGAGCTACCCAATATCCAAAAGGTGTGCCTTGGAACGGTTTGACCGCTGTAACAGAAAGCCCATCGGGAGCAGAAGCAACACCTATATATGCTGATGATATTAAGTATTTGAATATTATGTCTGCAGAGGATTTTGCGGCAACACTTGAGGCATATATGTATCCTGAGGAATTTGCAGAGTGCGATGGTTCTAAGTCAATAGTTGCGGGTGTAACAATCGGTCAGCAAAAGCGTAAGATGTTTGGATTGTCGTATGTTACCACTTTGGGTAATGACGTAGATGGAAACGATTACGGATACAAGTTACATATCGTGTATGGATGTATGGCTACACCATCAGAGAAAAACTATGCAACAATCAATGATTCACCTGAAGCGATTACTATGAGTTGGGAAATTTCTACTACACCAGTAGATATTCCAGGAGTGGATGAAGATGGTAATCCATTTAAACCAACCGCAATCATGACATTTGACAGCACGAAGACCGATCCAAAGATAATGAAAGCAATTGAAGATATTCTTTACGGTACAGCTGATGCCGAAGCAAGACTTCCATTGCCGGAAGAAATTATTGGAATTCTTAAACCAACTAATACATCAATTGTAGGCTAAAACATATTTAAAGGGACGGACTATTAACCGTCCCTTATTTTTTTTATTTGAAAGGAGAATAATATTATGATTAAAAAAACTATAACTTATACAGATTATAACGGAGTAAGCAGAACCGAAGATTTTTGGTTTAATCTTACTACAGCGGAACTTATGAAAATGGAATTGGGCACAAGAGGCGGCTTCTCAGAAATGATAACCAGAATCGTTCAAGCCAATGATGTGCCGACGATGATGAAAGTATTTGATGATTTTATCAGAAAATCATACGGACAAAAGAGCCCGGATGGAAAAAGATTTATCAAGTCAGAGGCTATAACCGAAGAATTTTGCCAAACAGAAGCATACTCAAATTTATTCATAGAATTCATTACGGATACCGATAAGGCTATCGAATTCATGAATGGTATCGTCCCGGCGGAAATCAGTAAAAAAACGAATCTGGTTAACCAAAAGTCATTGATGGACGGAACCAATATCAATAATTAAGAAAATAAATGGGAGGAAGAAGAATGCTTCAAATAATTATACCTGCTGAAGAACGATGGGATGAAGAACATGAAGAATTTATTGTGTCTAAAAAAGAGCAAAAATTGATGTTGGAGCATTCTTTAGTGTCCCTTTCAAAATGGGAATCTAAATGGCAAGTGCCTTTTCTATCAAAAAAAGAAAAGACATATGAGGAAACTTTAGATTATATAAAATGCATGACAATTACACAGAATGTAAGCGATGATGTATATAATCGTTTAACGTCGAAAAATCTAACAGACATACGAAACTATATCGAATCACCTATGACTGCTACAGTTATACACGACACTCAACCGTCAAGTCGAACAGGAGAATTTTTAACAAGTGAACTTATTTATTATATAATGATAACCTTTAATGTACCAATGGAGTGTCAAAAATGGCATATCAATCGTTTGTTCACACTTATAAAAATATTCGAAATAAAAAACAGAAAACCAAGAAAAAAGAGTAAGAGTGAAATTATGAAAGAAAATGCCGTTAGAAATGCAAAACGACGAGAAAAATACAACTCAAAGGGGTGAATAAAAATGTCAATTATAAGCTTTAGGCATAAGGGCGATTTTGCTAAGGTAGATAAATACTTTGGAAAATTAAAAAATGTGTTTAAAATAGATATTTTCAATCGATATGGTCAAAAAGGTGTTAGTGCTTTAAAATCAGCAACCCCTATTAATTCTGGTAAAACTGCGTCTTCGTGGTTTTATAAAGTAAAAAAAAACAGCGAATCGGTTGCTATCGAGTTTTATAATTCGAATGAAAATAAAGGAGTACCAATAGCTATTATATTGCAATATGGTCATGGAACTCGTAATGGCGGATATGTACAAGGGAGAGATTATATAAACCCTGCCATTCAACCAATTTTCGAACAACTGGCTTCGGAATTATGGAGGGAGGTTATCGCTTCATGAGTACGTTAATTGATAGCAGAGTTGCAGAAATGAGGTTTGATAATCGTAATTTTGAAAGAAATGTTGCCACAAGTATGTCCACATTAGACAAGCTTAAAGAAAAATTAAAATTAAAAGATGTGGCAACGGGCTTGGAAAACATAACATCCGCAGCAAATAAAGTAACTTTTTCACATATTGGTAATGAAACAGATACTGTCGGTGTTAAATTTTCAGCGATGCAAGTTGCGGCTACAACAGCATTAGTAAATCTTACGAATACAGCAATACAAGCGGGAACGAGTATTGCAAATTCACTTATTAGTGCTGCCAAATCGGGATTTCAAGAGTATGAAACTCAAATCAATGCTGTTCAGACCATTTTAGCTAATACGTCGTCAAAGGGTACAACCCTTGAACAGGTAAATAATGCTTTAGATGAACTAAACCATTATGCTGATATGACTATTTACAACTTTACGGAAATGACACGTAATATCGGTACTTTTACGGCTGCCGGTGTTGATTTGGATACTTCTGTTGCCGCAATTAAAGGTATTGCTAATTTGGCTGCGGTATCAGGATCGACTTCACAGCAAGCAAGTACAGCAATGTATCAGTTGTCGCAGGCATTGGCTGCAGGAACTGTAAAATTGCAGGACTGGAATTCAGTTGTTAATGCTGGTATGGGTGGACAAGTATTTCAGGATGCTTTAAAAGAAACAGCTCGTGTACATGGAATCGCCATAGATCAAATGATAAAAGATGAAGGCTCATTTAGAGAAACCTTACAAAAAGGGTGGTTATCTTCTGAAATATTGACAGAAACCCTATCTAAGTTTACTGGCGATTTGACCGAAGAACAGCTAACATCTATGGGATATACAGCGGAACAGGCACAAGAAATAATGAAACTCGGTCAAACTGCTAATGATGCAGCAACAAAGGTAAAAACTTTTACTCAATTGATTGACACTTTAAAAGAAGCAAATCAATCAGGTTGGACGCAAACATGGGAAATATTAATTGGTGACTTTGAAGAAGCAAAATCACTTTGGACTTCAGTGTCTGATCAGTTAGGTAATATGATTCAACAATCCGCAGATGCAAGAAATAATCTTTTGCAAGGTTGGAAAGATTCCGGCGGACGTACGATGATAATTGATTCAGTAAAAAATGTCTTCGAAGGACTTGTTACAATTTTAAACTCTGTAAAAGAGGCTTTCACAGATGTGTTTCCGCCAATTACAGTTGAGCAACTTGTTAAGGTGACAGAAAAGATAAAAAGTTTATCTGAAAAATTCAAAATAAGCGAAGAGCAAGCCAATAAATTAAAGTCAGTATTTAAAGGTGTCTTTTCTATACTGGGTATAGGAGTTACAATAATAAAAAATGTCGTATCAGCAATAGTACAATTGTTTAGTCATTTTACAGGATTGGGTGATAGCGTTTTAAACGTATCGAGTTCTGTAGGTGAATGGATTTCGAAGTTACATAATTCTATAAAAGAGACTAACATATTTGGGAACGCAATCAATACTGTAATCGGTTTTGTAGGAGGAGCAATTGATCGAGTCAAAGAATTTGTTTCGGTTTTAAGTGATAAAATAGATATTCACGGATTTAAAGATATCGTCGATGTTCTGAAAAATATTTGGAATATGACATCTGGGGTAAGAGCATCACTTGCAAATACTATTCAAGGTATAGGTAATGCTTTTAAAGATGCTTTTCATAATGGTGATATAAAATCTTTTTTAGACATTGTGAATGGTGGTTTATTAGCAACTGTTATTGTGAAAATAAAGAAATTTATAAGCGGTATTGCCGACTCATTTGACAATTCGACCAGTATAATAGATCACATAAAATCCATATTTGGCACTGTAAAAGATTCTTTAGAGAGTCTGCAAAAAAGTGTAAAGGCAGATACTTTGAAAAAGATTGCAATAGCCATAGGAGTGCTGGCAGCTTCCTTATTAGTATTGTCCATGATCGACCCTAAACGCTTGACATCTGCATTGGTAGCCATAACTGTTCTATTTGGAGAATTAATGGGAGCAATGGCAATATTCGAAAAAATAGCAGGTAAAAGCAAAGGTGCATTAAAATCAGTAGGTGTAATGATTGCTATGTCTACCTCGGTACTGATTTTGGCGAGCGCCTTGAAAAAAATATCGGATCTCGAATGGAACCAATTAGCGATTGGACTAACCGGTATATTAGGACTTATGGCTATAGTCGTATCAGCGGCAATTGCAATGGGCAAATATGGAAAGAAGTTAAAGAGCGGAGCTGCTCAGATGGTAATAATGGCTACTGCTCTAAAAATATTGGCATCAGTGTGTGGAGAGTTATCACAATATAGTTGGCTTGAATTGGGAAAAGGTTTATCGGGAATCAGTGGAATGCTATTAGCGTTTGCCGGATTTCAATTTCTGATGAAACAGATTAAACCGACTAAATTATTACGCTCAGCAACTTCATTAGTAATAATAGGAGCTGCATTAGAGATATTTGCAGATGTATGTAGTAATTTTGGACAGATGCAATGGCCTGATTTAGGTAAAGCAGGAGCTGCAATAGCTGGTATATTAGCCATATGCGCCGGATTTGAATTGTTATCGGGTATGTCTGGCAATATACTGGCAAGCTCAGCAGCTTTGGTGATCATGGCTACAGCATTAAATCTTATGGTACCAGTATTACAATCCTTAGGTAGTATGTCTGTTGATGAAATAGTAAAGGGGATAGTTTCAATAGCTGCTACAATGGCGATTATAGGAGTTGCAGGATACGCTTTGGAACCGGTAGCACCAGTTATATTGGCTATTAGTGGCGCGGTTGCATTGTTGGGCGTAGCATGTTTAGCAGCAGGTGCGGGGGTTATGGCATTTGCAACTGCTTTTTCGATATTGTCTACTGCTGGGGCAGTAGGAGCAGCAGCTTTTGTAGAAGCTTTAAGTGTCACGATAACTGGTATATTAGAGCTAATACCTTCAATGGTTGGTGTCATAGCAGAAGCTATTGAAGGTATATGTAATGCTATTATACTGAGTGCACCAGCAATAGGACAAGCCTTTAAAGCACTATTGTTGGAAGCTATCAATATTTGTGTAGAATGTATACCAGCGTTAGCAGACGGTATTTTTAAAATAATAGTCGGAGTATTAGAGACCGTTAAAACATATTCACCTAAAATAGTCACTTTATTATTTGATATTTTTAAGAGCATAGCTGAAAGTGCGGTTGAAGCATTGGGTAATATTAGTGCTGAATCATTTATTACAGGTATAGCTGCTATTACAGCATTTATGTTGGCATTAAATGCTATGACGGCGTTGGCAGCAGGGGCAATGGTTGGAGTGTTGGCATTTGGAGCGGTCGTTGCAGAATTGTCACTTGTGATTGCCGCATTAGGTGCTTTATCTCAAATACCCGGATTAGAATGGCTGATATCCGAAGGTGGGGATTTTCTTCAAATAATCGGTACAGCAATTGGTCAATTTATAGGTGGAATTGCAGGAGGATTTCTTGACGGCACCACATCTGCATTACCAGAGATGGCATCCAATCTTTCTATGTTTATGACGAATTTGTCGCCGTTTATAGAAGGTGCTAAGAACATAGATGGTAGTTTGCTATCCAATATACAGACATTAACGAATACAATTTTGGCACTGACCGGTGCAGGACTGTTAGAATCGATAACTTCATGGCTAACTGGTGAATCATCTTTTGCACAGTTTGGCACTCAATTAAAAGTGTTCGGCGAAGCAATAAAAGGATATGGCGATACTGTATCGGGTATAGATACAAGTGGTATCGAAGCATCCGTCGCGGCTGGAAAAGCTCTATCTGAACTGGCAAAGACTCTTCCGAACTCAGGCGGGTTAGCTGGAATGCTAGCCGGTAATAATGATATAGGCGATTTTGGTACACAAATAATTTCGTTCGGAAATGCAATAAAGAATTATGGAGATATAGTATCTGGTATTAACACCGGAGGCATTGAAGCGTCTGTAAACGCAGGAAAAATGTTGGCAGAATTAGTCAATGATACTAGTGGTGTCGATAGTCTACAAAATTATGGAGATTCTTTGAAATCTTTCGGGGAAAATCTTATGATTTTTGTTAATGATATTAGCGGGGCAGATTTTTCAGGACTATACAATAGTTTATCCTCTCTAAATACGGCATTTGCTTCAGCCGGAACGCAAGGAATAAACGATTTTGTAAATTCACTCATTTCTGCATCGGGAAACATTTCACAAGCGGTATCGTCAATAGTTGAATCAGCAGCTTCGGCATTGCAAAGCAGAATGGGAGAATTCCAATCAAGCGGTGCTAATTTGGGAAATTCTTTGGCTACAGGAATAGTGTCGTCTAGTGCGACAGTTATGTCCGCTATAAACAACATGGCATCAGCTGGCATAAATAGCGCAAATAATCAAGTTGGTGGTTATAGAGCAGCAGGTTATAACATGGCATTAGGACTAGCGTCGGGTATTAGCTCGGGTAGTTCTTCGGCTATAGCTGCCGCAGTAAGCTTGGCTAAAAGTGCATTGGCAGCAGCAAAAGAAGAACTTGGTATACATTCGCCATCAAGAGCTTTTATGGCAATTGGTAGATATATCGGTGAAGGCTTAGCAAACGGTATACGAGATAACGCATATAGAGCAGTGGATGAAACTGAAGCGTCAGCAGCAAAAGTTAAGAGTGTGGCGAAAAAGTCTTTTGATGATGTTGAAAAATGGGTAGAAGAAGCAAAGTCTTTCGACGAGTTGAGTTTGGCGGAGGAACTTGAAATATGGGATACTATGATTTCAAAATACTCTGAGGGTAGTGAAGAGAGACTGAAGGCTGAAAAGAATGCTTATGCAGTTCTTAAGGAATTAAGAGAAGAGGATTATCAGAATTCTAAGGATTGGATCGATAAAGAAAAAGATTACAATCGTATGAGTACCAAAGAGGAACTCGAGGCTTGGAAACGAGTTCAAGAGCGATACATTGAGGGTACAGACGAACGAGCAGAAATCGATAAAAAGATTTACGATCTGAAACACGAACTTATTGATGGAGATGTATATGCACTGGAAAGAGAAATTCAGGCTAATGATGACTTAATAGCATCATTGGAAGAAGGAACAGTTGCTTATTCTAATGCTGTAAAAGAAGGTATATATCTTCGTAAGTTGTTAAAAGATGCGGAATATAGTACATCTAAGAATTGGATTGAAACTGAAAAAGATTATAATCGTTTGGACACTAAAGGCGAACTTGAAGCTTGGGAACGGGTTCAGGCAAGATATGAAGACGGTAGTGAAGAACGAATAGAAATCGATAAAAAGATTTACGATCTAAAACACGAACTTATTGACGGTAATATAGATGCGTTGGAAGACGAGATAGAAGCTAACAAACGTCTGATTGCAACTTTAGAAGAGGGTTCGGTTGCATGGTCCAATGCAGTTAAAGAGGGCGAATACCTTAAGAAACTACTGTACGATGCTAATTATCAGAATTCTATGGATTGGATTCAAGACCAAGAGGATCGTGGGGAATATTCTTTAGCCGACAAATTAGCGTGGAATACTCGTATGCTGAATAAATACGGTAAGCGAAATAAGGAAACACGTAAAAAGTACGAAAAAGAAATCTATGCCACGCAAAAAGAAATCTACAACGCTTATAAAGACTTTCTTGATGATTGTCAAAATGTTAAGGATGATTACGTCGAGAAAGAAAAGGAATTAAACGAAAAACTCGAACAGGACATTAAAGAACTGGAAGATAATTATTCGGATACCCTCAATTCAAGGATTCAGTCACTTTATAATGCATATGGTTTGTTTGATAAGGTGGAGCAAAAAGGAAAAACCGGTGTTTCCGAATTGACAAAAAATCTTCAAGATCAAGTTGCAGAGTTTGAGGATTGGGACTATACACTTCAACAACTATCTAAACGAGGACTAAACCAAGCATTGATAGAAGAACTTCAGGAAATGGGACCATCAGCTATTGCTAATATTCGAGGCTTGAATTCTATGACTGATGCCCAACTTTCGCAATATGCAAATTTGTGGGCTGAAAAGCATAAAGAAGCAACAGACAGAGCAACTGATGAATTAACCGACTTACGCAAAGAAACAAATAGCCAGATTAAAGATCTTAAAACCACATATAATTCAGACTTGGATGAATTGAAGAAAGACACTGACGAAAAACTCGGTGAATTAAAAGATGCTTTCTTAAAGAATATCGGTGCTATCAAAGACGATACCGAAGAGAAATTCCAAGAAATTGTTTCTATAGCAAGCACTGTTTTAGGTTCTGCCGGTTGGGATGAACTCGGCGAATATATGGTCGACGGATTAATTGAAGGTGTAGAAAGCAAACAACCTGAATTTCTTAAAACTTTGGAGAGTCTTATTTCTGCCGGAACGGAAATAACTCAAGATACTGCCGAGATACACTCACCATCGCGAGTATTTGCCAGAATCGGTGAATATATGGTTGAGGGTTTGATAGGCGGTATTACTAATCGAAGTAATGATGCTTCTAAAGCGAGTGCTGATATGGCACGTGGTACAATTCAGTCTGTAAGCAGATTGATAAGTGATATGTCTACAATAATCGATAGCGATATGGAGATAACACCAACCATAAGTCCTATTTTGGATATGACAAATGTGCAGAATGGGCTTAATCAAATGGATAGCACACTTTCGGCAAACAGAAGTATTGCTCTAGGAATGAGTGTTGTGTCTAAAAATCAAAATGGATTAGCATATCAGTTTGGCGATGCTATATCAAAGTTGGCAGATGCGAATACACAATCAAACGGTCAGATTGTAGATGCAATAGACGGCTTGAAAAGTGATTTGTCTGACTTGGTAGATAAAGTAAGTCAATTACAAGTCGTGATGGATACAGGCGAATTGGTCGGCGCAATAAGTCCTGAAATGGACAGAAGTCTTGGTGTAGCAGCAATGATGAAAAGGAGAGGTAATATATGATTCAATCGATAACATTTTTTAAAAGTCCTGACGATATTCTAAAATCGCATGATAAGAATACAAAAGTGGACTGTAAAAATACATGGGATGATTGGCATATATTAGCCGAATCCCGTCCGGTCTTTGCTCCACCCGAACCAAAGACAAATTATATAGATGTACCGGGAGGAAACGGATCTCTGGATTTATCGGAGGCTCTTACGCGTTACCCAACGTACAATAACCGTACCGGTACATTTAAATTTAAGGTTATGAATGATTACGAGGTCGGTAACCGTATTGTTTTAGAGTCGAATGATCGTAATCGTTGGGCTCAAAGGTATTCGGAAATTATGGAGTATTTACATGGAAAATGCTTATATGCGGTTTTGGACGATGATCCAACATGGTTTTATCAAGGGCGTTTTACAGTAGATTCGTGGGAGTCAGATGATACTTGGTCTGTTATAACAATCGGGTACAATGTGAATCCGTTTAAATGGAATATATCATCATCTACTTCTGATTGGCTGTGGGATCCGTTTAACTTTGAAACAGGAGTTACTTGGGATACCATATGTACCGATATAGAAATAGATAATCAAAATGGATTTAGTGAAATGCAATTTCCACCATATACTTTGGATTCCGATTCAATGAATACTTTCTTTGGCGGTGTTCCGATTTCACCAACGATAACATTTAAACCAAAATGCCCGACTCATCATAACTTATTAACCTATAATAACGGAATATTGAGGTGTCCCAAAAGCAGTTGCGGTGAATTGGATAAAGGTATAGATATTCGATTTGTCAATTCATATTTGGGTATCGACATTACAATGAATTTTAAAGGCGGAACAACATTTGCTCCCGATTTCATTTTCTATGGACAAACCGAACCGTATAAAATGTATTTCAAAGGAGTAGGTACTGTTTCAATAGATTTTAGAGTGGGGAGGTTATAATCAATGTATAGTATAATGGGTGACGGCGTTATGATTTACAGTGATGTATCTCCTACAGAGAGCCGAAAAGCAGACAGTCCAAAACTTACGTTAAAGGACAATGCCGCAGGCTCTCTGGAAATAACTCTTCCACCGGGAAACGCCGGATATGATATATTGAAACGTATGACATCTGAAATAATCGTATATCGGGACAAACAAGAATTATGGAGAGGCAGAATACTCTCTGAAAAAATGAATTTCTGGAATAACCGAACTTTAACTTGTGAGGGTGAACTGTCATATTTGAATGATACAATTCAACCTCAAGCAAAGTATCCGGAGGGAACGACTGTCGGAAGCTTTCTGACATCTGTTTTGGACAACCATAATAAACGATATGGCGATGATGAAGAAAGATATAAGTTTTACATTGATGAAGCATATATCTATAACTACAACGAGCCATTTGCAGAAGAAATTGTTACCGATTACGGAAAGACATTAGATGCTATAAACGAAAATGTTGTCAATGCTTTTGAATGTCATCTCTGTATAAAAAGAATCGGCGATAAGAAATATATAAGTCTGATAAAAGAAGAATACCAACTTAATGAGAACTCGCAAATTATAAGATTCGGCGATAATCTTTTAGATTTCACAAAGAATTGGGATTTAACAGATTTGGCAACGGTCTTAATTCCGAGAGGTGCAACCATAGAACAGGAATCAACCGAGGATTCGGATGCGTTTGATACTTATGTAACACTGTCCGATATTCCTAAGGGAGATGTGGTTGATAAAGAAGAAATCGGATATTATGAGCGAGATAAAGATGGAAAACTTACTCACAATGAAGATGGAAATTTGATTTATATTTATCCCGACAAAAAAGACGAAAATGGAAATTTAGTCTATAAATACAAAGTGGATAAAAACGGTTATATTACTATTGAAAGTAAGACGTTGGATAACTCGGTTACTGTTCCGACGATACGAGTAGACACAAAAACAAATAAGAAAGATACCGTTATGGTTGAATTTCTTGATTACAGTATTGATAGCGATAATAAGGTTACATCTACGATTACCGCTAAGATCGAAACAGACGGAACATATGCGAATGTGTACTTGAAGAACGAAAACGAGGAGTTCTATTGCCTTAAAGATATATACGGACGAGTTGAAGCCGTTGCGGATTTCAGCGAGACAAAGGATTCAATCGAACTTTTAAAGAAGACACGAGATTATATAAAAGAACATCAGTTTGACCAAATGACCCTTGAAGTATCGGCAGTCGATTTGCGATATTTGTCGAATATTAACGAGCCGGTAAAAATTCTTGATCGTATAAGATGTATTTCTTATCCACACGGAATGAATACCTTGTTTACGGTAACTGAACTGAGCATAGAGCTTGATAAGCCTGACAGTGCAAAATATACTCTCGAAAAGACTCTTTTGAACACTTCAGGTACATCTTCGTTATCCGAAACCATGAGTTCGGTGTCTTCAGAGATAGAATCACCGCATTCTACAATATTAAAGAACGCACAAGCAAACGCCGATAAAATGCTGAGGGAGAATACAAACGGTTATGTGTCATTGATTACAAATAATCAAAATGGACAACATTCAGAGGCTTTAGTCGTATCTTCAGGTAAGGACTATACACGTTCGGAACACTTTTGGATATGGAACGTTAACGGTCTCGGTCATTATACGGAATATGCCAATCAGGATGCTCCTCAAGGCGATGCCGATGATAAAACCGATACCTTTTGGAACAACGGAAAACCATATAAGCTAAATCTCGGTATAACTATGGACGGTGCGATTGTCGCGAATCGTATAACCGTCGGTCATATGAGTGCCGATAGAGTTCGAACGGGTGTATTAATGTCGCAAGACGGAAATGTCGTGTGGAATTTGAATAAAGGCGGAAGTATGGTTATAAAGAAAGGCTCTATAGATTTGGGAAATAGCTCATTCAGTGTTAATGACAATGGAGAATTAAGAGCTGTTAAAGGTTATATAGGTGGTTTCGTCATCGAGGCGGATAATCTGCATAATGACTGTATAACTTTAGATAAAAGCGGACTGGTACTCGTCAATGAAAAAACGAATGTCGGTAAAATCGGAACAACTCAATGGGAAAACGAACCGAGTAAAAAGATTCTGTCTATGAGCTTGGAACCCGATGGTGCTGCTATTGTTTGGGGATATAAAGAAAAATATACCGATGAAAAATACACCGCTCAATTTATCTATGCTGCTAAAGATTATGGACAATACAAAGCGGGTAATTTCTATATGCACGGAAATTTGGATTTGAGAGGTCGCGAGTTGAAGAATTTTGAAATTGATCCAGTAAACAGTAAGAACAATATATCTGGCAGTATTACATTAGATGATCCAATTTTATTGGTAAAACCAGGTTTTATAACTGCAGATGGAACAGTCGATTATACAAAAACAATAAGTGTAAAGATTCAAAATGGTTTTGTCGTAAATAGGTAATATTTTCTTGCATAAATTTAAAACATATGCTATAATCAAATATACAAAAATTATATTAATTAGGAGGATAAGGTTATGAAAAAGATGATATGTAAAATACTATCGGCTATAATGATACTGACAAGTGTAACAGCTATTTCGGTATCGGCCGATGAAGCTGTTCCGACTACCTCTACTGTGTTGGTAAACGGGAATAACATTAAATTTGATTCTTATAATATTAACGGAAACAACTATTTTAAACTTCGTGATTTGGCATATGTTTTAAACACAACAGAAAAACAGTTTTCTATAGGGTATAACGAGGTTTTGAATACGGTTTCATTGACGAGTCGACAGCCATATATCGCTGTCGGAGGCGAAATGGAAATCGGAGATGGTGACAATGTTCAAACAGAGCCTACGAGTTCTACGATTTTAAAAAACGGCGAAGTGGTTCAATTGCAGGCATATCTTATCGATGACAGCAATTATTTTAAGCTGAGAGATATAGGTGAATTGTTGGATTTCAGCGTAGAGTGGAATGGTGAAGAAAATAGCATTTCAATAGATACTTCTAAGAGTTATGTTTCAGAGAATGAAGGTGATAAAGTGACTGAAGATACATATTACTCTCAATACAAAACTGGTGAGTTTGTTGAAATAACAGGTAAACTGGTTTCTATCGAAAAAATTAAAGAGGTGATTTCAACATCCGATAATGATGTGTGGTTAGGATGTTTGAAAAATGCGGAAAACACTGAATGGATGGTATGTTTAAATGTGGAGGAATATGGAATAGGGCATAAGAGCGATTTTGAAGGTTGCCTTTATAGTGATGTGAAAATATCTGGAATATATGAAGGGTATTCAAAAACGTATGAAAAACCTGTCATAACATTATATGCTATGACTTGCTCTAATGGTAATAGCGTAAATGGTATACGAAAGGTGGAAGAAATACTCAATAACGGACAAATACCTATAGAAAGTGAATTTGATCCATATGTAGGTGGGATGTCCATTGAATACATGAGTAAAGAGATGCAGTATCACTTGAGAGGAATAAAACGTAACTTACAATTAGTATAGTTTTATAAAGAATAAGAGCCTATATCATAACGATATGGGCTCTTTTGTACTTTTTATGCCTGTGATAGTTTTTTGATTGCATCAGTTATTTCGCTAAGCGAATTCGGATGGACATTGGCATATATAAAGCATAAACCAAGCGCAACCGTTGTTATTATAGCAGCATTTGTATCCATGCAGACTCACTCCTCTCAATCAATGTAATAAATTTTTAAAAAATGATAATAACGGCGATATTACAACAGAAACTTTGTATTTTTCAACAAAACCGTCAATTCCGCCACATTCTGTAAAGACGTAATGGTTAAAAGCAGCAGCACCGCATACGTCTTTTCCTGCATCATTCTTATACATAAAATCATTTGCTTTCATATGTGTAACTCCTTTCTATTTTACATGTTTAAAGCTTTTTTTAATTCTTCTTCGGTATATCCGAACATATAATCTTCGTCATATCCACTGGACATCCATATATCGGCGGCATCCCAGACACATAAGGATTCATCATCTTCCCAGTCATCGGTTGGTGGGTTTAATTTTGGCATTGTGTTCAACCTCCTCTATTGATTTATTTGTTAACATAAATATACCATATTCTATATTTGATGTCGATAACAATAAGTGTGAAATACACAGTCGAATTTTGCAAAAAATGAAAATGTTCTTACTGTTATTTACAAAAAATGCGGATTATGATATAATGTTATAGAAATATTTTCGGTGGGGGTATATGTGTAGTGAATGTATATAAAAAGATAAGGCAAGAAAGCGGATTATCCAGAGAAGAAGTATGTGCTATGACAGACGACAACGGAGTACGAAAGATTGATGCATCACGACTTGAACGTATCGAAAATGATAAGTTACGCATTTATCCGAACGAAGTAGTAATTTTATCTGAAGTTTATGATAAACCTATGTTGTGTAATAAATATTGCACAGAGGAATGTGAAATAGGTAAACGATATGTTTTTCCTATTGCTGACAAAGAATTGGAACTGGAAAAAATAGTTTTACCGTTAATTGCATCACTAAATTCTATAAAACGTCAACAGGAAAGGTTAATAGAAATAAGTTCAGACGGTAAAATTGATGAGAGTGAACTAAGCGATTTTGTGAAAATCGAAACCGAACTTCAAAATATTTCGAAATCTATCGAAACTTTAAAAATTTGGACAGAAAAAGAACTTAAACATACGCAAAAATAACAGCTCCTATTATGGAAAGGAGTGATAAGTTATGATTACTTGTGAATATGGAATCAAACGTATAAAGAAATAAACAAAAACCAAAGAGTCCTAACAAGGGCTCTTTCTTTTTTTTATGCAATTTTTCAACAACGGAGGTGATTAAAACTATATGAAACTAATGAATGTTGAAATGGAAACTATGCTCGGACAAGTACAATCGGTACTCGGGCATGTAGACAAAGTCGGCTATGTTGCCGCCAGAAATACTCGCCTATTAAACACGGCACTTACTGAATATTTTCAAATCAAGCAAGAGCTTATAACTAAGTATGGCGAGAAAGAAATAATCGACGGCGAGCTGACAGGCAGAATAGTTGTAACTCCGAAATCAGAACATTTCAAAGAATTTGAAAAGGAGTTTTCTGAAATTGCAACTATCAAGCATGAGGTTGAGTTGATGAAGCTCAATTACAACGAGGTCATAGGCATCTTAAGCGGTGAGGAAATACTAAAGCTTGAATGGATGCTTGAAGACGAGGAGGGATAACCATGGCGAATATATCCGATTGGTTAAACAAAATCAAGTCTGCTATTTACGGCAGAGAAGTACGAACAGCATTGCACGACTCTATCGATGCTGTGAACCAAGAAACAGAGTCAAATACAGAGTCTTGTAAGAATTTGCGTAACGACCTTACCGCACATTCGAACGCAAAAGCAACGGGCAGTGTTTCAGGTCATGTAACTTTATCAGACAGTGTAAGTAATACCTCTAATGATTCAAACTCGGTGGCGGCAACTCCATATGCGGTTAAAATAGCGCATGACAAAGCGGTTGACGCACGTTCGGCAGCAGACTCTAATAGAGCGGCACTGAATGACGAAGTGACAAAACGATCCAATGCAGATAAGGATTTATCCGAACGAATAAACGAACGAGTTAAAACTGATGAGGTTATGAGTGAAGATATAAGCACTCTAAAATCAAAAGCACATACGCACGATAACAAGGAAGTTCTTGATGGGATTAGTTCTACAGACATTGAAAAATGGAATGGCATTAAGGAACAGGTGACACAGGAACAACTTGATGAACATGCTGCTTATAATAACGAACAGATAGCATCTTTGATGCGAGAAATAATGCTTTTACAAACTGCACTTGGTATTGTAATATACGACGGTGGTTTATTTGAGCAAGACTATGACGAAATAGAATTTGATGGTGGAGATTTCGACAATGAACCGACAGATGAGTTTGATTGTGGAGATTTCGAACCGTTGAAGATATCAACACAAGTAAACGCTGTCTTAGATGGCGGAAAATATTAAAAAATGGAGGAATTCAAAATGGCAAACACAATTTTAATCAAAAGAGGTTTAATCAAAAATCTTTCAAATCTAACACTAGCAGAGGGCGAATTGGCACTTGCTTATAATGATGACAAAACAAAAATTGCTCTTTATGCAGGCAATGGTGGATCAAACATTCTTCTGAATCCGGATGTAACAGTTCCGACAAAGGTTTCAGAGTTGACGAACGACAGTAAGTTTCAAACAGAAAGTGAAGTTGCTACTACCGTAGCGGCAGCAATTGCAGCAACAGGACACGCGTCATTCAAGAAAGTTGACAGCATTCCATCTACAGAAACAGCAGAAGATAACGTATTGTATCTTGTTATGAATGGTAAGACTAATCACTATGATATTTATGCTAAAGTTGATTCGGAAGTAGTATTGCTTGATGACACAACTGTTGATTTAAGCGGCTATGCAACGGTAGAGGAACTTAATAAGAAAGTTGACAAAGTAGACGGTAAACAACTTTCAACTGAGGATTATACAACAGCGGAAAAAGAGAAGCTTGCAGCTTTGTCGAATTACACACATCCGACATCACATCCGGCAAGTATGATTACACAAGATTCAACGCATCGCTTTGTTTCAGATGCAGAAAAAACAGCATGGAACTCTAAATTGGACTCAACAAGTACAATAGATGGAGGAACATTTTAAGGAGGTTTAATCCATGGCGAACAAAATCTTATTAAGAAGAGGGTTAAAATCTAAATTGCCAACTCTTTCGGCAGGAGAACCGGCATATACCACCGATTCTCGTGAATTTTTTATGGGCACCGGAAGTGGTAATGTGAATATGGGTGGAAGTCAATGGTATACGGGTACTGCTATGAGCGGCACCAGTACATCAAGCACATATTCGTATACTTCTTGCCCATTGGTTAAAGTTGGCGATATTTATCTAAACACTTCGTACGGATATATTTATCAGTGTACTACCGCCGGAAGTGGAAGCAGTGCTAAGTGGAACTATAAAGGAACAATCAGGGGCCCGCAAGGTGCGACAGGTGCGACTCCAAGTTATTTCCCGAGCAACGGATATTCAAGTATAGACGACTTAACATTAGATGTAGTTGATTTAAAAGGTGAACACTTAGCACCGCCTACAACAATTACAATCGGTTGTGTGGATTCAAAACATCAATGGCTGGTCGATTATGTTTGTATGGACGGACAAGATCATTCTGCAATATTTAAGAAAGCTATTGATGCATTACCATCTAGCGGTGGTAAGATTACAATTTTGGAAGGAAGTTATTCCATTAAAAATACTATATCGTTTAGTAGTAAAAAAGTAGTGTTTGAGGGCATGGGTTCCGGGACAAGTATAAACGTCAATGGAACTTTTGTAACATCAGGTGGTAACAACAATATAACAATAAGAGACATCGATATTGTGGCATCTAATGTCGATGGTGGCATATTCGATTTGACAAATACGGACAAGATCAATTTAGATAATTGCAGTATGTCTATTTCAATAAAATCCGGAACTGTCACGAGTACCGACGTAACAGCAGCTGTCAATGGTAGTGGCAGGACAGATGTACATTTTAACAATTTGTCATTAACAGCCACATTTAATGCGAATGACGGCGAATGCGGTGCTGTATTTCGTTATTGTAATGTGCATGGCGATATGTCTAAGATAAAAGTAACAAGAGCATCTGGATGTGATTACAATGTCAATACCTTTATGGTTTGCAAAGGTAGGGTGACAAATACTAGCTTGATGAGTGATCATTTCATATTGCATGGCACAGACCCTTTTGTTATTGATAACTGCTATGTGAAATGTTATTCCATAACACAAATTGAATATGATAACCACGGAAGTGTAATCAATTCAAGGATTTACATAACAGGAAAGAACACTATACATTGGGCATTAACTCAGATTGCAAATTGTCAAATATCTATACCTTATACAACGACAAAAATCTTATGTAAAGCAGAGATGTTTAATAACAATAAGATAGGAAATAGTGCAAGTAACATGTTTGTTTTCTCGCAATATGCAATTATAGTGGGAAATAAATCAAAATATACTATGACATCGTCTACCCCTACAGGTGCAGTTATAGCTAATAATGTAGTGCATTCCAATATGTCCAACATTCTAACGGATGAAGAATAAAAAAGGGGGTAAAGAAAAATGGATATGAACAGATTTTATGTAGAAAATGGGAAAATAGCATTAAACACATATGAAATTGTTGTGAGACAGTATTCAGACCTTAAAAAAAATGAATACTTTGATACGCCTCGTTATGTAAACGATAAAGAGGCATACGAGTTAGAGGTTAATTATGTGCCAAAACACAGATTGCTTGATATTGTGTCAAAAACAGCATTCGACAACTCTGAATATTATTGGATGGAAGGTATTGAATTGCGAACAGCCGATCCACAAAAAGAAATTGCGGACATAGTTTCATATGGTAGTATTGAAGCATACAAGGCAAGTCTTCCGCAGGCACAGGACGAATTTAATCTTGATATGGATTATAGGATGTCTAAAATGGAATTGGGATTGTAAAGAGGAGGAAATGATATGACTTATGGTTATTGCAAAAAAATAATCGCAAGCGGTAAATACGATAAAAATGAAATGAAAGATAAGTTGGATGTTTTTCTGTTGGCTAATCGTATTACCGATGAGCAATACAAGGAATTAATACAACTAATAAACGGTGGTGAGTAATGTTGGATACACCGATTACAAGAGCTGAACATGAAGAATTTCGCAGGCGAATAGAAGATGAACATATTCGTCAAAATAGACGCTTGGAACTTTTAGAAGAAAGTATCGAGCGTCTTAACGCTCTTAATACTTCGATTGAAAAATTGGCAATAAACATGGAGAGTATGTTAAAAGAGCAGATGCGTCAGGGTAAACGTCTTGAAATATTAGAAAATCGTGACGGAGAAATGTGGCGTAAATTGTTATCTTATGCTGCTACTACAATCGTAGGTATAATTGTAGGATACATATTTACTCATATAGGTTTTTAAGAGAAAGAAGGGTTATATATGAGGATTGGTGTAAACTGTGGTCATACTATTAGCGGACAACCAGGCTGTGGAGCTGTTGGACGTATTGATGAAAGTGTAGAAACTCGGGCTGTAGGAAAAATTCTTATCAATATGTTAAAATCGCAGGGGCATACTGTGCATGACTGTACGAATGATTATGCTCCATCAACGACGTCTAATTTAAGACAAATAATAGATATGGCGAATGCACATCCGCTAGATTTGTTTGTATCAATTCATTTCAATAGTGGTGGCGGTAGAGGAACAGAGGTATTTACATACGGAGGAAAAATATTTCCAGAGGCAGAGAATACTTGCAAAGCTATTCATGAATTGGGATTTAAAAACCGAGGTATAAAAGATGGTTCAAACTTATATGTTGTTAGAAGAAGTGATGCTAAAGCCATGTTAGTTGAATGTTGCTTTGTTGATACGGATGATGCAGATGAATACAAAAGTATTGGTGCTAAGAAGATGGCATCAGCAATATGTAAAGGAATAACAGGTCAAGCCGGAAACGAGGATGATGATATGAAAAATTATGATGAAATTATAAACAAAATGGGAGAAGAAATTGCATCTTTGAAAGAAGAAGTGGAAATTTTGAAAAATCCAATGATTTATAATTTTGTGGATGAAAATATGCCTGGTTGGGCAAAAGAGGCTGTTCAATGGTGCATGGATAAAGGTATCATATCGGGTACCGGAAATGGTTTAAATCTAACAGATGCCAAGCTATGGACGTGTGTTGTAATACACAGAACAGTAAAATTGATTGCCAAAATTATAAATGTGAAGATTTGATAGGGGGGGTATTTTTATGAAAATGAATGACAAGACGTATGACGTATTGAAATGGATTGCTACATATCTATTACCTGCTTTGGGAACTTTATATTTTGCTTTGGCACAAATATGGAATCTTCCATATGGCGAACAAGTTGTGGGATCAATAACCGCAATAGATACATTTCTGGGAGTTGTATTAGGTTTAAGTACGAGCCAATATAATAAACAGAAAGAGTCAGATAACTAGCAGTTTGATGTTATGCGACCGTATCAGAAATGAAAAAGTATAGGTTAAACATACACTATACATACATTTTTGATCTCAAAATGGCTTGAAACCTAACTTTATATGTTTCCGTAGAGGAAGCTGCAAAGGCTGGTAAGTTCTAATTTAAAGAACGGTATTTTAAAAGACACCATTTAGCAAATGCTAAATGGTGTCTTTTTTGTA